AGGCAATCAGAGAGTTTAAACGCCTGTTTGAATCGGAAGGATTGCGAGCAGGTCAGATTTACGGCGACGCGGACGGCATGGGAACCGTGTTCTGCGATGCCCTGGACGAACAAGGCTGGCGAATCAACCGCTTCCACGGCGGGCAAGCGTCCACAGAGAAAGCCGAGTATGCCAACCTCGTCGCGGAAGTCTGGCACGTTGGAGCGCGTGAGATCGAGCGCGGGCGGATTCATTTTGTGGACCTCGACTCCACCTCATTCGACCAACTAACCAGTCGCCGAAGCGAATGGAACGAGACTGGCAAGCTCAGGCTGGAATCGAAGGATAAGCTCCGCGCCAATGGCGGCAAATCCCCCGACCGTGGTGACGCGATCATGGGGTGCATCGGCTGCGGGTCCAGATTGACAGGAGCCCTGACCGCATCCGCTGTGGTGCAGTCCGCCCCTTCGCCATTCCGCCAGCGGACCGTGCGGGGATTCAATGCCTTCTGAAACTTAGCCTTGCCTAAGTTTGCCGGACAAAGTAAAGGGAGGCATGGCTAAGGCGAAACCCGCGATGATTGCACCCATGACGGCATCCAGTCGTCAACAGAGCTACTCTCTCGGGGAGATCACTCCAGAATACGTCAATAACCTACTGCGTAATGTCCGATATGGACGCTTGCAGTATGTTTACGAGCTTGAGCGCCTCATGCTGGACACTTGGCCGCGCTTTCGGCAGAACGTCAACAAGATGGCCCGCGCTGTCTCGCAGCTTAAAATCGAGGTAAAGCCAGGTGAAATTGAGGGACAAGAGGAGCCATCGGAACGCGCTCTTGCCGTATATGAGGTAGTCGAACGAGCGTTGGAATCGGTATCGCCTCGCCCCGGTTACTACGAGCTGAACACGACCGAAGCCCTCGACGCGATCCTTGAATGCGAAGTGAAAGGCCCGGTTGCCATCGAGATCGTGTGGCAGCTTCAAAACAACATTTGGAGCCCTCGCTGCTACGTTCCGTTTCCCGGTCAGTGCCTTTCCTATCCTCAAGACTCACGCCAAGAAGAACGGTTGATGTGGTCGAAGGACGGATACAATGGTGACTTGCGCGACTTTGAGCGGGACTCAACCTTGATTGCCGTCCGCGCCCAAGGTGGCGTGCATCCGATTTATTCCGGGGCAATGCGCCCGCTTGTGAAATACTGGATGGCCGCTGTATTCGGCATCGGCTGGTATATGCAATACGTCCAGCTATTTGGGATTCCTTGGCGCACGATCAAGACGGACGGCACGGCGGACGCAATGGCCAAGGGCGAAGAGTTCTTGGCCGACATCGGCTCCAGTGGCTACGCGGTCACAAATCAGGACTTCAAGCTGGAATTGCATGACGGCATTTCAGGCGGGGCGCAATCGTTGCCACAAGCCGCCATCATTGAGCTTGCGAACCGCACCTGCGACCTCCTACTGCTTGGCCAGACGCTCACCACCGACAACACCGGAAGCGGTTCACGCGCACTAGGCGACGTCCATGCGGACACACTAAACGCAATGGAGCGCGACCGGGCGCACTGGCTGTCAAACTTCCTGACCGATCAGCTTATTCCTGCCATCGTGCGGATGAACTTCGGGGAAGTGCCGACTGAGGAAATGCCATACATTGTGATGGAGATTCCCGAGGTTGAAGACGACAAGGCTAATGCCGAGCGGGTCAAGCTCCTCAAAGAAATGGGCTTGCCGATGTCTTCCAAGTGGGTTTACGAGACGCTCAGGGTTCCCGAACCAGTCGAAGGCGAGGAGCTTTTCGGGCAGGAGAAGGAGCAAGACATCATCGACCCCGCGCTTGACGCCGAACCGGATAACGACCTCATTCCCACGGAGGAAATGGCAATGGCCGCTCAGTCGGCTCTGGATAGCAACCGCGAACTGTCCCTGCCGAAGCGAATGCTGTTTGGCCTTGGTGCATCGGAAACATCCCGAGCCCGCGACCTTAGCAACCGCACGGCATTGGACAAGGCGACGCTTGGGCGCATGGCCGAGTTCTTCGCCAAGCACGCTACAGAGCGCGTTTCCGCATCATGGAACCCTGACAGCAAGACCGCACGCAGGTGGCTGGCTTACGGTGGAGACGCAGGCTTTGAATGGGTTCAATCGAAGTTAGAATGAAGGCGGACGCGATCATGGAGAACGTGGAAAGGCGCTTGCCTGAACTGGCGAAGCGTTCTTACGCGCCGATTGACGCCGAACTGGCTCGCCTGATGGACCTTGCCGACAAGATGCCGCCAGCGGTGTTTTTTCGCGAGATGGAAGTGGCCTTGGAGCGTGTCCCAGCCTTGTGGGAACTTATGGACGCTCGACCGATTCAGGACGAGCTAGAAACCGCCATCGGAGAGGCGATCATTGGAGGCATTGAACAAACGCTATGATTTCAGGCAAATCATTCATTCGGGTTGACGTTGATACGGGCGAGCTAGGTTCTGTCCTTGCGTCTATCCGTAAGTCTTTTGGGGCGGGCAGCATGAAGGTATTCAACCAAGAAGGAGCAAAGCAGGCATTAATCGAAACAATTAAATACTACGACAATCTGGGGCACAACCTATGGATCAATCCATCGCTTCCGACTCATGGACTAGGACGGACGAAAAGTCGATTTTCTGACAACGTAACGGCAGGGTGGGGCATCACTAGCGTGTCAGGATCAGGCGCGACGATTGCCAACAAAGCCGTTGGATTGGCTCACAAGATCACGGGAGGGACAATCACGGCAAAGAAAGCCAAGTTCCTGACCATCCCGATCATTCCACAAGCGCACGGACGCAGGGCTAGAGACTTTGTGTCTCAAATCGGCCCGCTATTCGCAACTAAAGGCTGTCTCATGTGGAAAAAGCCGGATGGGACTATCCTTGCCGCTTACGCGCTCAAGAAGTCGGTAACGCACAAACCTTGGCCGGGCGCATTGCCACCGGATCAGACGATCACGGACGCTTTTGTAAGAGGCGTTCAAGAAAGTATCAGCCAGCAACTCAACAAGGACTAAGAAAATTAGCCTCGCCTAAATTCTGCCTTGCCACTTTGGCTCACAAAGCGTAAAAGCCAACCAATGAACGGAGCCGAGACAATCCAAGCCGCTTTCGGATCGGAGCTAATTGCTACCGAGTCAAACGGCTTTTCGATTGTCTACCTGCCAGAAGGCACTCACGAAATCGAGGCCACGGTAAACGGAAAAGCGCAAAAGCGAACTGTCACTGTTGACGAGCGCGTCCTTGCCTCGTTTCAGGCTGATTTAGCCAAGCGGCTATCGGATAACGTCCGCCCATTTGCCGGATTCGACCACAAGCCCGGCCCCGCTTCGATGATCCCGACTGGATACCGCTACGAGAAAGGCGTTGGGCTTATTCTTGAAGGCGAGCTGACACAAGCGGGCCAAGAGGCTATCGCTGGCCGCAATTACTCCTACTGGTCCCCCTCCTATCTCATGTCGAAAGGCATCCCTGTTGGACTTACCTTGACAGGCGAAATCGGCTCTTTTGTCAATGACCCCGCGTTTCGCTCAATCGAGCGGATCGCCGCATCTCACACCGAAACCACTATGGAAATCACCGAAATTCTAACCGAGCTTGGCCTTGCCGAGTCGAATCAGACCGCCGATGAAGCGGTTGCCGCTGCCAAGGCGTCGCTCGCCACTCTCCGCGAGTCCGCAAGCACCGTCGAAAGCGTCACGGCTTCCCGCCCCGCTGAACTTGAAGAGGTCCGCGCAGCCAAATCCGAGGCGACTCGCATCGCTGGCGAGCTTGAAACCGTCAAGGCGTCTCTCAAGGTTCTTGAGGACGAAAAGGCCGAGCAAATCAAAGCTGCCAACGCTGAAATCGTTCAGGCCGCTGTCAATCGCGGCGCCATTCCTCCGCAGGACGAAGCCACTAAGGCGTTTTGGCTCAAGTCTCTTGACCTTGACCCAGAATCCACCAAGGCCGCTCTCGCTGCCCTCCCAGGCAAAGCCGCCGCATCCGGCGAGTCCGTTGCTGCCGCTGTCGCCAAGGAAACCAACGCCCCCGCTGAAATCACCCGTGCCGAGTTCGACGCAATGAGCCCGGTCGAGCGTAACGCTTACATGCGCAAAGGCGGCAAAGTCGCCAAGGACGAATCCAAATAATCTCACCCAAACTCTCACCACTCACCACTAAACCATTATGGCTAATCTCACCATCAGCTCGCTTACCGAGCAAATCTATCAGGCTCGCGACCTTGTCGCCGCTGAACCAACTGGCTTCCTCCAGTCCGTCATCGTCAACGGCGGCAGCGAAGGCGTCTCCATTGGCGGAACCGTTCTGTCGCTCCGCACTGGCCAGCCTACGCTGAACACCAGCTACAGCCCGAACATGACCATCCCGGACGGCGACGCTCAGACGCTCTCGACCGAAACGATGACCATCGACAAGGTGGCCAACGTCCAGATTCCGCTGACCGGCGAACAACAGCGCCAGCTTGATAACACCGCCGGCGGCGAATACGCTCGCTTGCAGATGTTCGCTCAAGCATTCCGCGCCATCCGCAACGCCATCGAAGCCGAGTGCGGAACGGTCATCAAGAACGGATCAAGCCGCGCTACTGGCACCGCTGGAACCAACCCTTTCGCGACCAACATCAACCCTCTGGCTGACCTCGCTCAGATTCTGAACGACAACGGCTGCCCGATCAACCCGAACGAAACATCCTGCGTCATCAATACGACCGCCGGAACCAAGTTTCGCCAGCTTTCCAATCTCTACAAGGTCAACGAAGCGGGCGACGGCAACCTTCTGCGCCGTGGAGACTTTGGCGACATCTTCGGATTCAGCCTCAAGCAGTCCGCTGGCGTTGCCACTCACACCAAGGGCACGCTCGCGGGTTCTCCGACATCCGCTGCCGCTGGCTTCGCTCTCGGTGCAACCAGCATCACGCTGACCGCCTCGGTCGGAACCGGAACCATCGTTGCAGGTGATGCTCTCAGCATTGCGAACGACACGGGCAACGTCTACATCGTCAAGACTGGCGTTGCTGACGCCTCACTGGCCTCGACCTTGGTTCTCAATCAGCCAGGTCTTCGCAAGGCCACCGGAGCCAGCACCCGCGCTCTTTCGCTCGCTGCCAACTACACCGGCAACGTCGGATTCCACAAGTCCGCTGTCGAACTTGTCATGCGCCCACCTTCTCAGCCATACGGTGGAGATGCCGCCACGGATCGCATGACCATGTTTGACGAAGTTTCCGGCCTGTCCTTCGAAATCGCTCTGTATAAGGGCTACGGCAAGGTGATGTTTGACATTACCTGCCTCTACGGAGTCAAGGTCTGGAAGCCAGAGTTTGTCGCTACTCTTTTGGGTTAATTGCTGCTCATTGGTTAAGCCCCGTTCCGGTTTTTCATGTTTTCCGGGGCGGGGCTTTTCCGAATCTTTTACACGCTATGGCTTGGACCGCTCTCAATCTTGCATCGTTTCGGGAACGCCTCACAGATGAGGAGTTTCTTGCGCTCACTGCTGAGTCAACAGACGTGGACGGCAAGCTTGAAGAGATTCTGTCTCAAGTCGCTTTAGACATCGTTTCACGGGTCAACGTCGGACGACGGAAACGGGGATTGTCTCCAGCTGTCTCAACCGGATTGTTCATTCCATCGGGCGCATTGCGGCACGCTTACACGCTCGCGCTTAAGCTTCTCACTGATTGCTTCCCTGCCCTCCGCACCTACAACGGAGAGGACCGCACGCAAGCAATCGAAACCGCTGAAAAGTATCTGGACGACCTCTCTAAAAACGATGCCGATTCAGACGACGCAGGGGCAGCTACTTACGCTCCAGCTACATCCTCGCCCGTCCGCTACGGTGGCCGGGATCTTCTCGACTTCATCACTGTTTACTAAATGGCATCAGTCCTAAAGCAGACGACGGAAAGCATGGCGCGGGCGCTCAAGGCCAGCGACTTCATCCGCACATCTCCAGTCATTCCGGTGCTACTGGATGACGACAAGGAGATTTTCGCGCAGATCGAAAACGCTGCCAGCAAATCAGGCGCTTTCATCCTCATCAAGTTTGACTCATCCGGCGACTCAGATGCGGACACGCCCGGCCCTGACCTTGGGGATTGCCAGTTCATCGCAACCTGCGTCGAAGTCCCTTCCATCTGGCGACAAAAGCCGGGACCAACACCATCTGCCGCGCTCATCGCTGAAGCCGTGGCCAACATCCTCCAGAACCACCGCCCCACAGATTCGAACGGCGACGCATATTGCGGCGGCGGTCTAGTTTTCCAGTCGATCAAATCCGCAACGGATGAATCGACAAATCAATACGCCGTTACCTTTTCCATCGGGCTTTACCTCCCACAAACTACACCCTCACGCTAAACGCTCATGCCAACTTTTGACCGCACAACTATCGTTCGTGGACCTTGCAAGATCACCTACGCAAGCCAGACCTTTTACAGCAAAGGCGGCGTCAAGATCACGCAAACCAATGCCAACTTTGAAAAGGAAACCGACGCTTACGGTATCGTAGGCCGCGCAAAGACCGACTTCTCATCCGTGATCGAGTTCACCCCCGTTGGTGAGATCGAATCGCTCACCACTTTGTTTCCGTATGGCAACACCGCGCTTGGAGCTTCGCTGGCAACTGGAACAGATCAGCCGCTTGTGATTGTCTCAGCCGATCAGACTTACACGTTCTTGTCCGCATTCATCACCGGCATCCCTTCCATCTCTGCAAGCGCCAACAAGACCGCTTTCGGAAGCGTGACCTTCACAAGCGTTCTCAAGAAAAACGGTGATCCTGCCGTTGCTGCCGATTACTACACACTAGGAGCTGGCGCAGCTATCGGAACCACATTTGACCCGTCTAAAGTTGTCACCGCGCCCTATTCCGCTACGCTTGGTGCAATTGGTCCTTTCTTCTCCGAGGGAGGTTTTGAAATCGCCTTCGACATGACCGGAGATGACGTAATGGTTGATGGCATCGGCCTTGTGGATAAGACGTTCGGCGGCATTGGTTGCACGATCACTTGTGTTCCGGTCGGAATCGACCAAGACGACTTTGATACCTATTTCGGATCACTCGACGCAGGCGAAGAACTGGCAAGCTCGACTCTGGACATCGCCACAGCGACAAGCGGCGGCTTGAACTTCGATTGCGCAGCGGTCCAGCTTATCAGCCTTGAACGCAACTTCGCACCAAACACAAACCGCCTCGGAACGCTCACCCTGCAAGCCAAGCGGACGTTTAACGCAGGCGCTCAGGTCGCTCTCTACACCGTCGCGGCAGTTTAATCCATGATCTGCACCCTCACAATCGGGAGCGTAACAATCGACCTCGCTGGAGGGTCTGGACGTTCATCGGAGACTAGCAACCTCCGAATTGAGCCTCGGACCAACTTCCAGCAGGCCGCATACGTTGGCGCGGTCGAAGGTCGGCAGTTCTTCCGCCCCGGTTCAATGGTCGATGTCTCGTTTGAGTCCATGCTGTCATTCGACACCGTGGACGCTGCGGAATTTTATCTGCTTTCATTGCCATCCGACCTCATCAACCAAGCCAGCGCCACTGCGGTGCTTGGTGCTCGCACGGCAGAAGGGACAAAGCAGGTCGAAACAGCCACAGCGGCAGGCACAGCGAGCGGAAGCGGGAACGTCACGGCAACATTGACAGCGGCCAATGTCACAGGCTCACCACTGGCGACAACCGTTGCCATCGCATCCGGCGACACCGCGACCGTTTGGGCAGGAAAAGTCCGCACTTCACTTGCGGCGGTCACAGCCATTTCAAAACGCTTTACCATCGGAGGAACCGGGGCCGACATCGTGCTAACAGCCAAGCGAGCGGCAGCAAATGACGCGACGCTTAACCTTGCTCTTGCAAACGGCTCGCCATCTCCAGGAATCACCCCGGCAGCAACCAGCGCGAACACAACCGCAGGCGTTGCCGATACCGTCACGCCGACGCTTGCCCTCTACGATGTTCAAGCCAACGTTGGCGTCGCTCACAAAGGCGCAACCGTCGCTCTCAGCGTGCAACTAACCGGACGAACAGCCGCACCGTAATGGCCGACGCATCTAAACAGGTTAATATCAAGATCAACACCACGGCAAACACTGCCGGGGCGGATAAGGCGGCGAAGTCTCTTCAGTCTATCGCAAGCACGACCACTGTTGCGTCAAGCGAAGTCGTCAAAGGATCGAAAAGCATGGCGTTTGCCGTGGGCAATGTCGGGAATCAGCTTCAAGACATCGCCGTTCAAGCTCAATCCGGCACTTCCGCTGTCACGATCCTAGCTCAACAAGGCCCGCAGCTTCTTTCCGGGTTTGGCCCACAAGGAGCCATCGCGGGCTCTGTTCTCGCCCTTGGCGCTCTCATCCTGTCTTCCATGATTAAGAGCACCGACGCGGCCAAGAAAGCCGCTCAGGACGCTTGGGAAGCGGCAGACGAGTTCGCCAAGAAAACGGAAGAGGCATACAAAGTTGCGGGCGGTGAAGCTGCCGACAATTTCATTGCGAAGTCTGAACGCATTGCCGAACTGACCCGTCAATCAGCCGATCAGGAAATCGACCTTGCAAACCAGCAACGCGAGCGAATCAAGGCGCAAGGCGAGCTAATCAAGTCTCAGGAAGAGCTTGCGATTGCGTCGGTCAAATACTTGGCCGCGACTGGTCAAATTGAAGACGCCGAGGCTAGGATTGCCGAGATTCAAGGCGCATCCCGCGAAGCTCAAAAGCAGAACGCGATTGCCGACATTGAGGCCAGCACGGCGGCGGCGCAAATCAAATACAAAACCGCTCAGACGCTTTACGAGGACGCGAAGAACGAAAAGAACCGCATCCAAGAGGAGATTGACGCGCTCCAGCAACGCCAGCAGACGCTCAACCGTGAAGCCAACATCAGCCGCGCAAGTGACAAGGGAATGGTTGCGGCTGGCGCTCAAAAGGCAGGCTACGAAAGCGCGGCGACATCACGCCTTGAAAGCCAGCTTGCCGAGCTTGAGGGCGCAATTGCCAATCTTCAAAAGGAGTCAAAGAAAGCGCCCCAGAAGATCGACAAGGCGCTAAACGACATTTACACGACGGCGCAGGAGTTTGACAACGCACAGAAAAGCGCAGCCGCTCAGGTTCAGGAGCTTGAAACCAAGTTCAACATTACCGAATCAACGCAGGCTCTCAACACGGGCATTGCAAACATTACGGAAGGCGTAAGGACGCTAAAGGAGGATGTCGCCAAGCTTGAGCCAATCGGGCAACAGCAGACAGAAGCCAAAAACGTCATCACCACGGCGCTTTCCGACGGCAAGTTGACCGCCGATGAAATGCTGAAAGTTGGCGCAGCCTTGCAGGTTCTTATGGGAACTCTCAAGACAGGACAAGAAGGCAACGCTACCGTCATCCGCGAAATGCAAAAGACGCAGCTTGATCTAATCAACTCCAACAACGCCCTTGTTGAAGAGGCTCGTAGGCAAGCCGGAATCATCAAATCACTCCCCGCCGTTCAACGCTAATGCCAATTTCATGGACCATCCAAGGCCAAGCCGGAAAGGCGCTAGACGCCACCTCCCGCACACTTGAGGCGCTCGAAATCGAGGACGCCCGCCTAGACTTCCGCTCAGTTGACGCGGATGAACTAGCGTTGACCATTTCACCCGAGGACGTCACCGCCGCGACGATTCCCGAGCTAGGGCAGACCGTTACGCTTTTCCGCGACGGCACGCGCTTCTTTCACGGTCATGTGATCGACAATCCAGTTCAGATCAGCAACGGCGGACAGACCGCCACAGTGGTCATCGCTGGCCCCTGGTGGTGGCTTGACCGCATCAACCTGACCAGCGTGAAAACGGATGACACCGGACTGACAGCCGAGCGGCTTTCCTACGTCTTCGGCACGGCAGCAAGCGGAGTGAACCTCAAGACCGCAATTGAAGCCCTCATGGATCGCGCGATTGCCCTTGGCGCACCCTTCCAACGCGGCACGGTGGCGACGTTCTTTGACGTTCCGCGAATCACGCTGAACCAATGCACTTGCGCACAAGCCTTGTCGGAATTGGTCCGCCTAGTGCCTGACACGATGGCATGGTTTGACTATTCGACAAGCCCCCCGACGTTCAACGTGACACGGCGCGGAGTTGCCACGGTTGAGACGCTTACGCTTGGAACGTCTCCCGTCGAAAGCATTTCCATCAAGCCCGTTTGGGAAATGAAGGTGGATCAGGTCCGCTTGCCCTACATCACGCGAAATGTCACAGGCGCTCGCGTGTTCAACGAGCAAAGCAGCGGCACGGCAGCGACTGGCCGCGTGCATATGCTCACGGTGTCCGGTCCCGAGCTGGATACGTTCCTTCCCAACGATTTGTTCGACAGCGTTCTAGTCACTGCTGGAGGCGGCGCGGCTGGATCGATTGCGCTTGCTTTGGATTCCGCTAGAGAGTTCGTAAGGAAATACGGAACAAACCCAATCAATACCTCCGCGCTTTCGGCTCAGACTGTCAATTATTGGGCAAACGGAGGCGGGCTTACTGTCACTAATTATAATGTATTGGAGACATTTTTAACCGGAGGGGCAGATGGCGTTTTCTTTGGTCCAGATCAAACCGACTCCCCACCGGATTGGCTTATTGAGCAAGCTGGACTAGTCAAATATATTCCAAACGGCGACATCTGGGGAGTTGACGCGCAAAGTCCTAGCTCAAGGTTTAATTCCGAGCGCAGGCAGCTTTTCAATTCCATTTTTGGGACTGACACCTACTGGTTTAAAAATATCACCGGAGGGACCGACATGTATTCAACCAAGCAATTTCGGAATAAAGGGTTGGAGTTCTGGGTTGCTCCATCGGCATTTACCAGCCAAATCATCAAATCAGGAACCACTCAATTGGGATGGGCCGCCAACAAGATCGTTTTCCCTAGCACGTTTTCGAGCGTGAATGGCTATTATACCGGCATCGGGGTTGAGTGGGACAATGGGCAAATAACCACAAGGGACACCATTATTTTTTACGACGGCGCGACTAGGACTGCCACTTTGTCAAAATCATGGACCGGAGTATACAGGCCGGTAAACAATCTTTCATTTAGGATTTCAGGCTACCCCGTTTATAGGTCCGAGGATTACACGTTCTTGGCTCCTCCCGCATCCCTTGCCGCCAACCTCAAAGCCGCGCAGGACTTCGTGCCATACGCTGGCAGCATCGAGCTAACCGAACAGGACGCAGGTGGCACGCGCTACCGAGGAAAAGTCGTCAACATCAGCGGCAGCTTCACGGAATACGAAACCATGAAAGCCCTCGTTGAGTCCGAATCGCTTGACCTCAAAAGCGGGCAAACCTCCGTTGGCTTGGGAACCCCGCCGAGACTCGACTTCCGCTCATTCACCGACAAAATCCGCCGCACGCCAACCGATAACTTCGAATACGTCACATGAGCGACTTTCTTTGCAACATGGACGAGCTAGGGAACATCTATGTCAATCCCGGCTCAATCATCGACGCCACGCAGTCCCCCACGGCGTTTTTCATCGCAGGCGGAAACGTCGAACAGGGCGCGACCGGCATGGGAGGATTCCGACTCCCGACGATCTACAATTCCGTTCCCATCGGAGGCGCGGGAGATTCGCTCATTTCGACCAGCACGATCACGGAAACCCGTTCGCCCGTCGGTTGTTTCGTCCGCTTGTCGGAACTGGAATGGCTGGACCAATACGGCAATACGCTGACATGGGATGGCGCGAATGATGCCGAGATTGCAGACGCGACGGACGTCATCGCGGACAGATCAGCGGCAGGCTCACCAGTTGGAACCTACACACTGACAACCTACGGAGAAGACACTTTCAACGGAGGCTCGCCCGGCACGCTTTCGCTCGCTTACGACGGCACAGCGCCAGTGACCATTTGCAGCGTCGGCAGGGACTACGGAAGCGCACAGACCGGGAACTACACCCGCACGGCTTGGGGCGTTTGGGAGTCCAATGATGACCCTGATTTCACGATCAACCTACAAGCTGACGGCACATCCGAAATCAGCGACGCGACGGATGTTCTGGCCCTTCGCGTGGCAGGATCGACCAACAATCCAAGCGGAACCTATGTGGCGACAACCTACGGGGAAACGACATACGGCGACGGCTCGACGTTCAACCTCTTCGTGTCCTTCAACCTTGCAATGCCGATCACGGGCTACGGTTACATCGAGCTTGTCTTGTCATCCGGTAGCATCACCAGCGTCCGAGGCCCGTTCTTTGCCTCCTCATTGCCCACGAACAGCTCAACACGCGAGATAGTGCCAATCTGCTATTCCAACGGAACAAGCCTAGTTCAAATCCAGAAAGGAGCGGTTTACTTCCGATGATTCCGGTTTGTATCTTCACTTACTCAGGCGACTCGCTCCCGATCAAGGAATGCGTGCGCTCAGTCATTGCGGCAGGCTTGTTTCCCGTTGTGTGCGACGATGCCGCCAATCCGCTGCCAAGGACCGCACAGGGCTGGATTGAGCAATCAGGCGCGGAATACATCCAAACGACCTTTACACGGCGAGGCAACCTCAACGGGACCGATTGCGCGGCAGCTATCGCCCGAACGCTTCACGACGCCGCTAGACGCTACGGCACAGCATCCGCAATGAAGCTGGACAGTGACACGATCTTGATTGACCCGCTGCCGTTCTTGGATGGCAATGTCGGGGTTTGCTCCACCGCTATCGACCGCCGCTCGTCTTTCGGGTGTTGCTACGCTCTCACTGCCATCACCGCGCTTGAGGTGGCCAAGGAACTAGAGTTCGGGCATTTCGACCCCGACGCGCCCGAGGATTTGGCCATTTGGGATTCAGTCGCCAGGGTTCAACACCCCCGCACGATGCACGACTTCAACCCGGAATCAGGCGCTTTTGCCGCCGTTCCGATTGGCTCCGATCCGTGCGATTGCGCCCGGTTTTCCGCGCTGACCTTTGGGAATAAGCCACTTGAAGGCTGGAAAGACCGCGCCTTTCAGGTGTTCCACGAAATGAAGCGGTTCAATGACCACCTCGAAAGACTTAGCCTTGCCTAAGATTCTTGACCTAGCCTAACCTTTACCCTACCTTCCCGCCAATGGCAACGATAGCAAGAGCATACTGCGACGCAGCTTTCGCCGTGAACTTTACCGCCAAGGACTCAAGCGGCGCTGTTGTCAATTTGACCGGTCACACCGTGACTGGATGGATCAAGGCTAATGCCAATTCGACCACGCGGGTTATTGACCTAGCCCCAACGATTCCGACGCCTTCTAACGGCGTGATTGTTGTGTCGAAGACGGACGCTCAAATGGACCTTGATCCGGGCCGCTACATCTTCGGCATCCGCGTCAAGAATGCAGCGGGCAACACGGTTTTCATCATCGAAAGGCCCATTAACTTCCTACTCCAACCGCCCACTTCTTGATCCATGTCTATCGCAACTGTTGAAATCAGCGTCCCCGGAAGCGTTCCGTCATCGGTCGAAATCGAGGGCGGATTTGGGCCGGATGTTGTCGAGATCAACCAAGGCGCCGCAGGCCCAACCGGAGCCACTGGAGCGACAGGCGCAACCGGAGCCGCAGGCCCGAACACAGTCTCCACCACGACCGCGACGAACATCACGGGCCTCCTCAAAGGCAACGGCTCGACCGTGCTCGCGGCGACGGCAGGCACGGACTACCTCA